ACTTTAGAGGACTTTTTTGCATGAGATTATTAGGTAAAAGTAAGTTTGTTGGTTGGAAAAGATCTTTTTATGGGTGCTTGCCACGAGATCAGAACATTTGTGATATGTTTACTTATCTTCAAGACAACTACGATTTTAAAAATATTTTAGAATTTGGCTTTCGTTTTGGTCATTCTTCTACTTGGTTTTTATATGCATTCCCAGATGCAAAAGTTACATCATACGATCCTAAAGAATTCATTGCAGGCGATGAAAAAATATGGGTACTGATGACACTAAAATATAAAGGTCGTTTTCGGTTTGAACCTCATTTTTCAGATATGTCACGAAAAATACAATCCCCTAATGAACACGATGTAGTCTTCATAGATGCAGGACACACGTTTGGAGCTGTATTAGAAGATATTAAATCTGCTTTGATATTAAAAATACCAGTCATTTTGATTGATAATATGGAACTTGAAGAACAACAAAGAGCAGTAAACTATTGGAAAAACAATCTTGACTTTGTGAGAGAATTTGAGTATTATACTAGGAATACCGATGGATTAACATACAGAAGAACAGTAAACTTATATCATGTACACAGTTACGATATTCAAGAGTCGATATGATAATCAGACTCATCGCCGCCTTGACTTTGATACTTGGTCTCATTTCGAAAAGTTTTTGTACAAACTATCTGAGAGATCATTGGAAGGAAAGAAAGATGCGGAACTTATATCACCAGCTACTTATTTACCTGACACAACTAGAGCAAACAAGAATGTGGTTGATTGGGGAAGTTGGTGTGCTGTCGATGTTGATGATCATGAATTTAAGGGCGACTTAGAGAATGAGTTATTTAAGCGGTTCGGACATTACAATTATATTTGTTACTCTACTGCTAGCAGTGTTCGTGAACTACCGAAGTTCCGTTTGGTATTCCCAGTTACGGACAGAGTTGAGGCGGCTAGAATCAAACATTTCTGGTTCGCGCTACAATCAGAGTTGGGTGATTTGGGAGATAAACAGACTAAAGATCTCTCTCGTATGTATTACATTCCTGCAGATTACAGTAATGCTTTTAACTTTATATTCAGTAATCGAAAAGGTGAGTCCATCAACTCCGATGCTTTGATGGCAAAGTGGAAATACAACGACAAACAAAACGCTAAAGATTTCCTAGACAGACTTCCCGATGCATGGAAAGAACAGATCATTGAATATCGTAAAGCCAAGATGGATAACACTTCTTACGTGTGGAATGGCTATCGTGATTGCCCATTCTGGCCTAAACAACTAGCTGCTGAATATATAAACATCAGCGGAACAGGTTGGTATAGACAAATGTATCGTATTATGATCGCCATTGCTGGTAAAGCAATCGACAGAGGATATCCAATAACTGCTAATGAGATTGTTACTATGTGCAGAGAGTTTGATATGGAGACAGGCAACTGGTATGAGAATAGAGCAATGGATACAGAAGCGAACAACGCTTTAGAGTATGCATATAAGAATGGAGTGATACAGTGAACACGCTTTTAGATTTTTTAGACGACTCAGATGAAAGTAAGGTTGGTAACTTTCCTGAAAGAGAATGGGTGAATATGCCTGAGTTTGTTCAAGAAAAGTCAGAACCTTATGCGACTATTATTGTTCGTTTTGAAACTAAAGAGGATCTGAAAGAGTTTGGTGAACTGATTGGACAGAAAGTTAATGTTAAAACAAAAAGTATTTGGCACCCAAAGTTAGAACATGGAAAGAATGCAGGACTACGGTGGGTAGACGATGAGTGATATTACATTATTGAATGGCGATTGCTTAGTAAAACTACAAGAACTTGATGACAACAGTGTGGACAGTATCGTTACTGATCCACCCTATGGCATTGACTTTATGGGTAAGAAGTGGGACTACGATGTTCCATCTGTTGAGATTTGGGAACAGTGTTTTCGTGTTCTAAAGCCTGGTGGATATCTACTAGCATTTGCAGGAACACGAACACAACACCGTATGGCAGTTCGTATTGAGGATGCAGGATTTGAAATCCGTGATATGATTGCGTGGGTATATGGCAGTGGGTTTCCTAAGTCTCATAATATCAGTAAGGCTCTTGATAAGGTTGATGCCACAGATGACGCTAAGAAATGGGACGGTTGGGGAACCGCACTGAAACCCGCACTTGAACCTATTACGGTTGCTAGAAAGCCATTAGAGGAAAAGACTGTTGCCGCTAATGTCTTGAAGTATGGCACAGGTGCTATCAATATTGATGAGAGTCGTATTGGCACTGAACCACCTGCACCAAGAAACGCACCAAAGAAAAAAATGAATGGTGGAAAGTTTCATTCGGGAGCAGAAGCAGAAACCGAAATGAGTCATTATAATCCAACCCAAGGTCGTTTCCCTGCCAATCTTATTCACGATGGTAGTCCAGAAGTTGTCTCGCAGTTTCCTAATACCAAAGCAGGTGGTAGTGTATCTGGAAAAGAACCAAGTCACACAGGTGATGAAAATGCCAACTGTTATGGTGAGTATAACAGAGTTGCGTGGGATAGTTATAATGACACTGGTTCTGTAGCACGTTTCTTTTACTGTGCGAAGACTTCAAAGAAAGACCGCAATGATGGATTAGATGCATTTCAAGCAAAGGCTACAGCATCATCTGAGTTCAGACCAAATCATGCAGAGAAAGCAGAGCAAGGTGAGGACGGTAATCCATATGGTCGTTGGACACCTGAAAAGAATAATCACCCTACTGTAAAGCCTACAGACCTTATGCGTTATCTTGTGACTATGGTAACACCAAAGGGTGGAACTACTCTTGATCCGTTTATGGGTAGTGGTTCAACAGGTCGTGGGGCAAAACTAGGTGGGTTTAACTTTATTGGCATTGAACTTGATCCTGATTATTTTGAGATTGCAAAAGCTAGAATAGATGCTATAATAGAAGAATCAACATTGGAAGAGTTCTTTGCATGATTAGTGAAAATCTATATCATTATATGTACATGATAACTCATATCCTAACTGGAAAGATTTACATTGGTATTCGGTCTAGTAAATGTTTACCAGAGGAAGATACTGGATATATGGGATCTGGTTCTGCACTGAAAGATATTGATCGATCTCTTTTACGAAAAACAATATTGTCAGAGTTTCCGTCAAGAGAAAATGCCATCATCGCAGAAATGTTGATTGTTAATGAAAACTTTTGTTTACGAGAAGAAACACTTAATATAAGAACTGGTGGGGAAAGAGGTTTCATTACTGACAGAAGTAATGTGATCCAAGGGATAGAACGTGCAAAAGAGCGTGGAGTTTATAAGGGCAGACAGTGTGAGATTGATTATGATGAAATATACAAACTAATTGACGCAGGATATTCACAGCACAAGGTGGCTGAACAGATGGGTATATCACGTATGTCTGTTTATCGTGCTTTGAAGAAGAGAAGAAATGAAAAATAAATATCCGATATATGTACTCTCTAAAAATCGTTGGGACAACTGCAAGACTGTAGAAGTCCTTGAACGCATTGGTGCGGATTATCATATCGTGATAGAAGAAGGTCAGATAGAAAAGTATGCTGAGTATCACGACAGAAGCAAGTTTGTTATTTTAGATAAGCAGTATCAAGTAGACTATGATCCTTGTGATGATCTTGGTTTTAGTAAGAGTAAAGGATCTGGCCCTGCACGTAACTTTGCGTGGGATCATTCTATAAAGACCTATGGAGCGAAACGCCATTGGATACTAGACGATAACATCTATGATTTTCTACGATTGAACAGAAATAAAAAGGTAGCGGTAAGAACGCTTTCATACTTTAGAGCTATGGAAGAGTTTACAGACAGATACACTAACGTAGCATTGTCAGGCCCTAACTATAATAGTTTTGCCAAAGCTATGGATAAACTTCCACCAGTTGTCTTTAATACAAAAATATATTCTTTCATCTTGATTAACAATGATATTCCGTTTAGGTGGAGAGCTAGATATAATGAAGATGTTGATTTATCTTTAAGAGTATTGAAGGGTGGTTGGTGTACAGCACAGTTCAACGCATTCTTAGCAGACAAAGCCACAACTCTTAGGGTAAAGGGTGGAAACACAGAAGAACTTTATGATGGTGGTAAAGCTAAGTTAGAAAAATCTCAAATGATTGCCAATCTACACCCTGATGTAGCAGAGGTTGTTTGGAAGTTTAATCGTTGGCATCATCATGTAGATTACAGACCCTTTAGAAAAAACTATCTAAAGAGAGTAGATAACATAGAGTATAACTCAGATCCAGAATATGGTATGAAGCTTATTGAGATTGACAAGTCAGTCATAGGAAAACGTACCATAGACGATCATTGGACAGAAAAGGATATATTAAATGGGTGAACTATTTACAGCCATAAGTATATTAGCATTGATTATTATAGGTTTTTGGATTGTAGCATGGACGGAGACTAAGAAATGAAAGCGGGTAAGGTATGGGGTACGACAGAACTTATTGAAGCCAATGGTGCTTTAGAGTTTCATCGTATCGAAATGGAAAAGGGTGGAGTATGCTCTAAGCATTTGCATCGATATAAATGGAATGGTTTTTATGTCGAAGAAGGGCAAATGCTAGTACGAACATGGCAACGAGATTATGACTTAGTTGATGAAACTATTCTAAATCCTGGGGATTATCATAAAGTTAAACCAGGTCTTTATCATCAGTTTGAATGTCTTGAATCTGGCATTGCATATGAGTTGTATTGGGCAGAGTTTAACCATAATGATATTGTGCGAGAGACAGTAGGTTATGCGGGCTGACAAATATATCTTTGATGTAGACGGTACACTGACTCCAAGTAGAGGACGTATGGATAGAGAGTTCTGTAGTTGGTTCTCTAAGTTTGCTGAAAAGAATGATGTGTATCTTGTCACAGGATCTGATAGAGACAAGACAATAGAACAAGTCGGTGAAGTTGTTTACAATAGAGCGAAGAAAGTTTACCAATGTAGTGGTAATGATATTTGGATTAAAGATACTAGAGTTCACACAGTTCATTTTAATATAAATACAGGCTTAGAAGAAGCTTTATTGAAAGAGGTTTCTGCTAGTAAGTTTTATCATAAGACAGGGTATCATATTGAGAAACGAAATGGTCTTGTCAACTTTAGTGTTTGTGGTAGAGGTGTGAACTTAGAAACTAGAGTGATGTATACACAATGGGATGAACACAAGAATGAACGTCATAGTATTGCAAAAAGACTTGCAGAACAATGGCCTGATTATGAGTTTAAGGTTGCAGGCGAGACAGGTATTGATATTACTGCGAAGGGGTCTAACAAATCTCAAATATTGACAGATTTTTCTGATTATGTTACAATATGGTTCTTTGGAGATAAAACTGCATTAGGCGGCAACGATCACGAGATTGCTCTAGCGGTTGGTGATCGATTGGGTAACAATAGAACTCATACAGTAAATGATTGGCAAGACACATGGAACATACTAAAACAGTTGGGATAACATTTAGTACATTTGATTTACTACATGCAGGTCACATTGCGATGTTACGTGAAGCAAAAGGAAAATGTGATTATCTTATTTGTGGATTACAAGTAGATCCTTCACGTGATAGGGCAGAGAAAAATGCACCTGTTCAGTCACTTGTAGAAAGATGGACGCAGCTACAAGCTGTTAAATATGTTGATGAAATAATCCCATATGAAACTGAAAAAGATTTAGAAGACATCTTGCAATTATTTGAAATAGATGTTAAAATAATGGGACAAGAGTATAAAGACAAAGACTTTACTGGTAAAGACATTTGCCGTAAACGTGGTATAGATTTATATTTTAACAAAAGAGATCACAGATTTTCATCTAGTGATTTACGTAAAAGAGTTTACGACATCGAACTAAAAAGGACGTATAGCGATGAAGGATAATGATCAACCAGAACTACAGCCAGTGGTTCGTAGACGCGAACAGAGATTCAAGCTTGGTATTGTGGGTTTTGGATTTGTTGGTAAAGCGGTAGATTATATTTTTAGTACAGATATGACAGATAAGTTTGTCGTTGATCCAAAGTACAATGACAATACTTTAAATGATCTATGTGATTGGCAACCTCAATGTGTGTTTATCTGTTTGCCTACACCATCTAAAGACGATGGTAGCATTGATAGTAAAAACATTGACGAAGCAGTTATGCGACTAGTCAATCAGACAGATGCATTTATTGTTATTAAATCAACAGTCACACCTGATATTATTGATCGGTTATCACGTATTGATGGTCGTATTGTATATGAGCCTGAGTTTCTTACAGAAGCTAATGCTAAGATGGATATGCTTCATGCACGTTTCCGTATTGTCGGTGTTCAACAACAAGAAGCTTCTCAGCACTTAGAAGGATTGTACAACTATTTTAGTATTGCAGATCCTGCTCAAATGATCCCAATGTCACCTGTTGAAGCATCTTTCTATAAGTATGCTATGAACAACTTCTTGGCTATGAAGATTTCATTCTTAAATCAACTCAAAGCAGTTATGGATGAGTATGGTGGAAGTTACAATCAGCTTTCTCGTACATTAGGTGCAGATGGTCGTATGGGGCATTCGCATATGAAGATCCCTGGACCAGATGGTAAAGAAGGTTTTGGGGGCGCATGTTTCCCAAAAGACTTATCAGCCTTTATCAACTTTGTTGAAAAGAAAACATCAGTAGATCCTACATTACTAAAAACTACTAAACTATTTAATGATACAGTTCGTTCACAATACGAACTTGATGATCGGGAGAAAGAACAAAATGTCAATTATGGACAAACTAAAAAAGAACAGCAAGATACAGACAACGGAAGTCCTAGCTCAGTCTAAGTTCTTTAATGAAAAGGAAATGATTTCCACTAGTGTGCCTATGGTAAATGTGGCATTATCAGGGTCTGTTGATGGTGGACTATTCCCTGGTCTTACAGTACTAGCTGGTCCATCTAAACACTTTAAAACTTCTTTTGCTTTGTTAATGGCAAGTGACTATCTCAAAAGCAAACCAAATGCAGCAATGTTGTTTTATGATTCTGAGTTTGGTTCTCCACAGTCTTACTTTGATCAGTATGATATTGATTTAGAGCGTGTATTACACACACCTATAAAAAACGTAGAAGAGCTTAAGTTTGATTTGATTGCTCAGTTAGAACAGCTAGATCGTAATGATGAAGTCATTATTGTTATTGACTCTATTGGCAACTTGGCATCTAAGAAAGAACTAGAAGATGCTATCAATGAAAAGTCAGTAGCAGATATGTCAAGAGCAAAAGCTCTTAAGAGTTTGTTTAGAATGACAACTCCATATCTTGTCGAAAAAAATATTCCAATGCTTGCAATCAACCATACCTATAAAGAGATTGGACTATTCCCTAAAGATATTGTTGGCGGTGGAACAGGCATTTATTACTCTGCTGACAACATTTGGATTATCGGTAGACAACAAGACAAAAAAGGTACAGAGATCCAAGGATATCACTTTGTTATTAACGTTGAGAAGAGTAGATATGTTAAAGAAAAGTCTAAGATTCCTATTACTGTTTCCTGGGACAGTGGTGTTCGCACTTATTCTGGCTTGCTTGATGTGGCTCTTGCTGGTGGGTACGTTACTAAACCTTCGAATGGATGGTATGCAGCGGTCAATATGGAAACTGGTGAAATCGGTGGCAAAGTTAGGTATGATCAAACTCTAGAGAAAGAGTTCTGGGATCCAATCTTTGATAAGACAGACTTCAAACAGTTTATTACGAAACAATATAGTATTGGTTATAAATCACTAGTTGACATGGATACTATCGTGGAAGATGCGTAGCGTACATGTTTTAAAACAAGTTATTCCTAAACAAAGAATTGATAGGCATATCAAGGAATATAATCAGTCTGAGATAAGACACCCAGGACTTATGAACACAGCAGATCCTGGAGTATATCTAAATGCTTATGACGATTTGATTTCAGAATATTTAAACAAAAAAGTTACCGCAATAAGCGGTAACTACTACAAACATAGTCTGCCCTATCTACCACATACAGATTGGAAAAGTCATCTTGATAATGTGTATAATGTGGTTATCCCTTTGCACTATACCAAACAACAACCAAGGTTTATCATCTTTGATCAGATTTGGAGATATGAGAGTGTAACTTGGGCTATGAACTTTGATGTAAAAATGTTAGGCGATAAAGTTGGAGTTAATACAGCAGTCATAGGTTGCCCCAATGATTATGATGTAAAAGGGCTAACAGATAAACCTATTGATGATAAACTTCATGAAGAACATCTGTCTCATTTTACAAAAGAAATGTGTTATGGCTTAAGTGGCACCGTAACATACTTTGAACCTGGCGACATTATTTTATTTAATAATAAAAACATTCACTGCACATCCACCTTCACAGGGGAGAAACTAGGATTATCACTGAGGTACAGACATGGTTAAAATTCCAAACATGCTAGAAGAAAATATTGATTATGAACTTCTTCCTGCAGACAATGATCATTGGCATATCAGAATAAAGCAAGGTGATTTTATAGAGTCTGTAGTTAGTTTTGGTTCTATTAAAGTTGATGAAGTGGGTGATAAACTTAACTTTGATTTCACTCTACATTCATCACCTGATCCTGATTTAACTGTTGACAATATTGATCTACAACGATATACTGGTAAAATATTAGAAAGTGTTATAATCAATAGCATCAACGAGATGGAGAAAAAGTGAGTAATATTGAACAAGTAATCTTGCGTAATATATTGACTAATGAACCATATATGCGCAAGGTTCTTCCATTTATAAAACCAGAATATTTTCAAGGCGTGTACAATCATCTATTCAAGGAAGCTGGCAAGTTTGTAGGAAAATATAATAAGCTACCGACACTTGAATCATTTAAGATTGAAATAGACAATAGTGACAAACTTAATGATGATATGTATCAGGCAGCTATGGATATACTGCCTAATATTTTTGTATCTGAAAAAGCAGATGAGAAGTGGTTAGAAGACACTACCGAAAAGTGGTGTCAAGATAGAGCAATCCATAATGCTATTATGGAGTCTATTTCTATTATTGATGGAAAGCATAAAAACCTTACAAAGAATGCGCTGCCAGACTTATTGTCAAAGGCACTAGCAGTATCATTTGATACAAATGTAGGTCACGACTATATTGAAAATGTAGAGGAACGTTATGACTTTTATCATGAGGATGAAGAACGTATTGGGTTCGATCTCGACTACTTTAATCAAATTACAAAAGGTGGACTTCCCAATAAAACACTCAACATATGCCTTGCTGGCACTGGCGTGGGTAAGTCTCTTTTTATGTGTCATGTTGCTGGCTCTGTTTTAGTACAAGGTCGAAACGTACTATACATTACATTGGAGATGGCAGAGGAACGTATCGCAGAACGTATTGATGCTAACCTTTTGAATATTCCGTTGGATCAACTTCAAAACATATCTAAACCTATGTTAACAAGTAAAGTTGATGAACTAGCTGCACGTACAAACGGTAAGCTTATCATCAAAGAATATCCAACGGGTTCAGCACACACAGGTCACTTTAGAGCTTTGCTGAACGAACTAAAGCTTAAAAGAAACTTTGAGCCTGACATGATCTTTATTGATTATCTTAACATCTGTGCATCTTCACGAATGAAGGGCATGGGTGGAGCTATCAACTCTTATACATATATTAAAGCGATTGCTGAAGAGCTACGTGGACTTGCTGTAGAGTTTGATGTTCCGATTGTATCTGCAACACAGACAACACGGTCAGGGTTTACAAGTTCAGATCCTGGTCTTGAAGATACCTCAGAGTCTTTTGGCTTACCTGCAACTGCTGATTTGATGTTTGCTCTTATAAGTTCTGAAGAACTAGAGGCACTTGGTCAGATTATGGTAAAACAACTTAAGAACCGCTATAACGATCCAAATCATAAAAAAAGATTTGTTATTGGCGTTGATAGATCTCGTATGAGATTATACGATGCAGAAAACGCAGAAGAAGGTGTAGTAGACGATACACCAACATTCGATAAGTCTCAAATGAACGAAAGATTTAAAGACTTTAAAATGGAGTAAGGTATGTGGATATTAGAGTGGATTATCGGAATACTCATATTTGGATTTAGCAGTTTTATTGTGGTATTCTTGGTGTGGTATATTGGTGGAACACAAGGGAGATGGTAAATGTGGATATTAGTATGGCTTGAACTCGCAGCTTCTCAAAATATTAACTTCTATCATTTAGGAAGTTACGAACAAGAACGAGATTGTAAAGTGGCTTATGAAAAAGCTATTGTATTAGTAACTGGTAAGAACCAGAGTATGGAGTGTTTATATATTGACATGGGGAATAAAAGATAATGGCAAAAGGTAATAAGAAAACATCTATTGGTCATCGTAATGTGAAAACATCATCTATGAACAAATCAAAGCGGCGTAGCTTTAAGAAATATCGGGGGCAAGGTAAAGTTTAATGAATGCTAGACTTATCTCATACTCACAACCTGTATTACACATCCACTCAGGTGAACCAGGTATCATGGGACTCGAAAACATCCAAGATCTCATCGCGTATTGTGCCCGTGTCTCCAATCCGTCAAACCAAGCTAACACCAAAACAACGTCAAAGTTACTTGACTATCTCATCAAACACAAACACTGGTCACCATTCGAAATGGCATCAGCCTGTATCGAAATCACAACCACAAGAGATATCGCAAGACAACTCCTCAGACACAGATCGTTTTCATTCCAAGAGTTTTCTCAAAGGTATGCTGACATCCGCGATCTTGATGACAGTGTTGTAATCCGTAAGGCACGTTTGCAAGATCCTAAGAACCGTCAGAATAGTGTCATAACAGATGATGTGAGCTTACACCAATCATGGGAGACACATCAGCGCATGGTGTGGAACGCTGCCATGAAAGCATATAAATGGGCAATCGAAAATGGAATCGCAAAAGAACAAGCAAGATCAGTCTTGCCAGAGGGCAACACACCTAGTAGGCTCTATGTTAATGGTACCATTCGTAGTTGGATACATTATGTCGAGCTACGTTCTGCAAATGGGACACAAAAAGAACATATGGAACTGGCCCTCGAAGTAGCAAAAGCTATAGGTAAGATATACCCTAAAGTTTTGGAGTTTACAAGTGACTGAACTAGTTATTCGTAATAAAGATATTATAGAAAAACTAGAATATGTTAGGTCAACAGTCTTTTCATCTAAGGCTGTTGATCCTGACTATTATGAATCTCGACTTCATTTTAGACCTCCTGATGCCCGAATAGAAGGTGAAAAATACTTATCTAAAGAGTATCTTCTTAAACATATGAGTGATCCAAAACATGAAGGATTTCCATATGAGACTTGTTCTTTTCCTATGGATTATGGTAAAGCTGATGATCCTTTAATAGAAGAAATCACTCAATACGCTAGAAGAAATTTTATTTCTGAGTTAGGTGCTAACAGCAATGCTGTATTTTTATACTATCCACCTGGTGGACTTGTAGGTTGGCATACTAACCAAAATAACTCAGGCTATCAGTTCATTTTTACTTATTCTAAAAATGGTGATGGATATTTTCAATATTATGATAAACAAAAAGATGAGATTATTGTAACCCCAGATAGTCCTGGTTGGAGATGTCATTATCATCATTTTGGAAAATCAAATGAAGATCACTGTTGGCATTCTGCATATACTAAAGAACCTAGAATAACTATTTGTGTGTTGTTCAGATGGTGGGACAAACCACACATGAAAAATCAAGTTTTAGCTATGAAAGATCAGTTAATAGAAGAAATAGAATCGGAGTACTAAAATGGGAAAAAAGCTGTCAACTTATTGGAAAGACGATGAGTCAGAATATTGTGAGATACATATTGACTTTAAAGAAGAACTGTTGTATATTAAGTATTACAAAAAAGACGCGGCAGCACGTTTCCATACTGAAGAGTTTAGAGGTAAATCTTTACGTTATGTAGAAGATGCTGCAGAAAACTGGGCTTTGGGTATTAAAAAGATTGACCCACATTATGAAGGAACTTTATTGTGAGTGATAACGTAAATCATCCTGTACACTATAGTCATTCTAAGATTGAATGTATTGATGCTATTGAAGCAATGACAGGATCTATGTCAGGAAATATAGCACCACATGCCGCAAATGTACTAAAATACATTTGGCGATGTGAGCGAAAGAACGGTCTTGAAGACATTGATAAAGCGATTTGGTATTTAAATAGAATGCGTGAAAGATGGGTAGAGACACATCCTTAGTTAGATGGTACGATTGGCTATTAGCTTTCTTCTGCGCAGATATTATGTTTGTCGCCTTTTTTAATGGTGGATTAACTGGCGGTCTATTTGCGTATGGAGTTTATTACCTTTGGTCTGAATATTATTGTTTATGGAGATACAAAAAAGAACATGAAAGATTTCGCTAATCCAGATTCATATAAAGGAAAGACTCCTTTAGAAATGACTCGACAGTTTGCTACAGTCATGAAACAGCAAATAGATGCTGATTGGTACGCAAATGGTGATCTTGAACAAATGAGACTTCGCTTGATTACTGAAGAGTACAATGAGATAATGCAATCAGAAGATACTGATAATCTTATAAAAGAACTTGCTGATTTGATTTATGTGACATACGGTTATGCAGCATGTTTTGGTTGGGATTTAGATGAGGCTGTTCGTAGAGTACATGCATCTAACATGAGTAAACTTGGTGAAGATGGTGAACCAATCTACAGGCATGATGGTAAAGTTTTGAAAGGACCAAACTATATGCCACCTGACTTATCAGATTTAACTTGACAATAAGAATATCATATGATACTGTGATTCTGTAACTAACGTACAGGAGTTGTTATGATTAAAAATGCTATAGAGTTTGAAGCGCGGTGCGATAATCTTTTAGAGTCTCGCGGTATCACAGGTCATACAGCAGCAGATCGCTTTTGTTCTGACTTCAAAGCATACATGTTTTATCTTGATGCTAAGAATATCGGTAATGCTGAATATACTCTATCACTCTTAGAAGATGACAACAATCTTACTGATAGCAACATTCTCAACACAAACTTTCGTAACACCATTACTGATCTTATCAGCCCATCTCTTAAATCAGATGAGCTGTTTATTTCAATCTACGGAACACTCTTAGACAACAAAGGTAAAGGCGTGGGTGTTGGTGAACTTGCGCTACCACTCATTCTAAGCAACTATCGTTTCTCTAACGAAAGTGACGGTGTATTCGGTGACGGTAAGAAAGTTGAAATCAAGAAGAATGGCGCAAGCTTGAAACCTGTCAAGACTGGTCTCACAGAAAAAGGTTTGGTTGATCGCCTTAACACTAAGTATTTCAATAGCACAGTTCCTGGTATGCGTGACGCTAAGAAGTTCAATGCTCACATTGCAGAGATCAAAGATCCCACAGTTTATGCTGAGTATTTCAAAGAGCTTTATGTCGGTTGCGACACAACTTCACTTGCAAAAAATGTACAAGCAGTGTATAATGATGCAGAGAAGTTTAATACTGAGGTTGGCAAGTTTGCATTACGTGAATATCAACGAGTAGATGGTTGGAACAATATCATTTACATTGACGCTGATAAACAAGTCGTTGTGAATGTTGCAGACACTTCAGACATCGAAGGTTTGGGTATGAAGTTTTCACCAAAGCTAGCACGGAAAGCTGACACTCAAGCGATTGCTGATGGATATGTTAATGTACGGATATAGAATATGAAACCACTTTACATTTGGGCTGGGGGTAAAAATAAAATGATCCCCAAGTATCTTGAAACCCCAAACATCCCAACAACTGGGTTCGACACTTTTGTTGAGCCTTTTTTTGGTGGCGGTGCTATGACTATTTGGATTTATAAGAACTGTCCAAATGTAAAGAAGTTCATCATCAATGATCATAAGCAAGAACTTATGGGTATCTACAGAGCAATCAGAGATGACCTTGAAATGTTTTTAAAACGAATGGATACACTAAGTTCTAAGTATCTGCCATTAGATAAATCAGATCGCAAAACATTCTATTACACTCTTAGAGATGAATATACAAATGATTGGCAAAAGTGGTGTCCAACTGTTGAAGCAGCTACACTATACTTTTTATTAAAAACTGCTTTCAACGGCATCTGGCAAACAACTAAAAACTCTAACGGTAGGTTCGCTACACCTTGTGGATTGTTGAACCAAAAAGACTCCGTGTACGATAAGGATAATGTTTTAGAGTGGCATAAGTTTCTACAAAAGGCAGACATATACAGTACTGATTGGGCAAAGGCATCAAACAATACAGAAGGAAAAGCTTTTTATTTTATGGACCCACCATACAGAGAAAGCTTTACTTCATACGGTAGCGTGTTTGATGATACTGAACACAGTAAACTAATCAACTATTGTGTGTCTAAAGATACTCTTGGACATTATGTTTTCTATTGTAATCGTGATGACTCTAACGATGGGTTCTTTGATATGCACAAGAAAACTCTTTCTGTTCAACATTACGATATTAAATACACTGCTGGTAGACGTAGCACAAACGCTGATGGTACAAAGAGTGCAAAACAAGCCAAAGAGATATTGCTATATAGTTCTGTGTTGGAACCAGTAACTTTGGGGTAGTGTAATGTTTACCATTGAGTTTGACGAAGACGAAACTCTTATAACTGTTATGGATAATACTGGAGAGTGCGAAGATGTTGGAGTACTTCTCTATGATGACTATTGCCATATCAGACAATGGAATGAAAAGACTGATAGATTTGATGTGATTACTATGAAACCAGAGATGTATCTAAAGCTAATGAAAGCTTGGAAGCTAGAAGAAGGTGCTTACGATATTGTTCAAGTTGACAGAGAAAGTGTTTAGTCTAAAGTCAACCAAACAATAACAGATAATATTCCAGTTCCAACAAGAAAGAAAACTATACCCACTAGAAAACTGATAAACATTTCTTTTCGTTCAATAGCTTCATACTCTAAGCGTTTACGCTCTTTTCTCATTTTTGCCTCTATGGATACTATCTCATCCCATGCAGACGGGCCATAGTAAAGAGAAATATAAGAGCGGAGTTCTTCTCTCATTTCTTGTGCCTTACGCTTATGCGCCCAGATTTCTAGAGCCTCTTGTTCGATATTCGAGTTCAGAACTTTTTTAAACATGGGTGGATTTTTTGCACGATCATGAGCAAAATCTAGATCAGAGATAGCTTTAGCCCACTGACCTAGTTGAGATCCCATATCAGATATCTCTTTCCCTGTGTTTATTGCCGATTTAATCCCATTGTACGCACTTGTAGCAAGACCAATAGCTGTTATTGGATCTATCATAAATCTCTCCTTCTCTCATTGATATTTATACAAAAGATCTCTTGACTTTAGTTTAAACCTCAGATACAATAACCCTTGTTATAAATGGAGATATATTATGAGTAATCAAAGAGTTGGAAAATGGAAACCAGCAGCTTTAGATAACGGATCAAATGACATGCGCATTCGCAACTTCTTCAGAACGTGTGTGCGAGCTTTAGAAGATGAGCCTGATAGTCAGTTTTACTTTGAACAGATTGTAGAACACATCAACCAAGGTGGTTCTATAATGACGGACGATCTTACAACCGTCCGTCGAATACTGGGTGCTTAGTCGTCTTTCTTAGGTGCGCTCTTACCTTTAGAGTAAGCTTGTGCTCCAAAGAATGCTGCAACTAAACCAGCAATGGCTACGAAGTATGTTGGTGCAATGTCACCTACGATCTTCGCAGCACCTTCTATCCCTAATACAGAAGTGATCATAATAAGGACTGGATACAAGAGCATACCCCATAGCGCAAACCACGCCATTGCTCTTATCTGGTCCTCTTTTTTATCTTCATTCTCTTGCATCTTTTTACGATGTTCGAACTCTGCTATTTCTTTAGCTCGAGCCATTTCTTCATCAGTAATGACTCCATCTCCATCTGCATCAAGATGTGCAAATATCGAATCAGGTTCTAGTGTTTTAGCTGCTGCCATGGTTTTCATCTCCACTCCGAATGCGTTTTTCTCAGCCATCTGTATAGACGTCTTCTATGTAAGTATCATTGCCAGCAGGATTCATTATTACATTGCCAAACTCCGCTGCCGCCCATGTCATTACTAAGATAGCTAACAAGCCGATAAAGACCCATTTCATCTTCATGTCATCTACGATCATTTTGATCCCAATCATTTCATTACCAAGAACTCTGAATTGTAATTCCATTTTGCCTTCAGGTGTATCCTGAATATTAAGTATTTTATCTTCTGCCATGTCACTCTCCCTTTTTGCTTATTTATAACTTGACAGGGTTGAAAAACTATTGTATGGTATAAATATGAGTCGTATAGTAAACATACTAAGTGGATTAATAACTATGAGCTTATTAACAGCAGCTATTACTCTAAGTATGCTTGGCACTCCTAATCTTGACAAAGAGCAACATGAGTGCCTAGCAATGAACATATATCATGAATCACGAGGTGAAGTTATTGAAGGGCAAATGGCTGTTGGTCATGTGACTGTAAACAGAGCAAACCATCCTAAGTTTCCATCTTCTATTTGTGATGTAGTATATCAACCAAAACAGTTCAGTTGGACTTTTACTATTAAAAATAAAACGCCAACTGATACCAAGGCTTGGCAACAAGCTCTAGTGATTGCGAGAGATGTTATGATAGGAAATACTACAGATCCTACTGATGGTGCTACTTTTTATCATGCTAACTACGTAAACCCATATTGGACAGACCATATGAAACTAAGTAAAGTCATAGGTCTACACGTTTTTTACACTTGGGATGGGACATGGAATGATTGATACTCTTTATAGACAAGTTGCAGAACACTTTAACATCACAGTTAAAGAACTTAAAAGACAGTTGACTGAAGAGGGTAAACCTCTTGTGCATCTTTATTATATTCAAAAATACAAAGAGGAGTCGCTATAGTAAATGTACATTACGCCTTGCGTTCAAGTCTGTAAATTAGTTGATGATGTATGTGTGGGCTGTGGTAGAACTAAAGTTGAGATCACTATGTGGTCTCAATATTCATATTATAAACGAATGAAAGTTATGAAGAGGTTAGGCTATGGAAAAAGAACTTCGACGCAAAATCGCATGGCTAGAGAAGCGGCACGAAGAGCAAGCAAAGATCGTAGAAAATATAGAGAATGATCGTAAGTCAGATCGTGGTTCAACTGCAATGAAAAAGCTTCGGGATGCTAAGAAAGAAAAACTTAGATTAAAGGATCATTTAGAATGGATGAAAACCTTAGAAAAGAAGCTAACAGATTTCACTGGATAGTAAAGGGACATCTCATCCCTGAATCATGGTCAGACTTTCAAGTAGAACAAGTGTATTATAGTTACATGAAAAGAATATGGGGTAATCATGAAGCAATCGTCCACGAAGAAGGATTCGAAAAAGCTTGGGCAGAAAGAACTGGAAAGCTGTAGAGACTGTGCCGAATACGGTGGTCACTTCTGTGATGAATGTCTAGAAGAACTTCTTAAGCGTAAAGAAAAAATCGAAGAATATATTACAAAACTAAAATGATTCTTTTAAACATCTTTTTGTCTCCTATGGCTGCTTACTTTATGGCTTTACTTTGGGCTGCAGTCTTTGGAGACACTTTTTTCTATTGGATAGAGAAAAGCATGATTGAAGAATGGGTGATATGCATTCAATTATACTTATTTTCTAGTGTGATATATATGATACACATACACAAATCTAAAAAAAGCGATTGACTATCAGCCCCCTTTATGATATAAGTATGTTTGTAAATGTTTTAAAGGTTATATGGACCGCGGGGCAGTACCGCGCTGCTCCACCATAAACACACTACGAGGCGGCACTGAAGACGTAAGAACCTCTCAACATAAAGTGTGTTTTTTGATGGGGCAGAAATAGGATCGACATGTAGTCCAGTTTACAAACCACAAATGCAAACGATAACTTTGCACCATCTGGATTTGCTCTAGCAGCATAATCACAGGGGGTTGGTCACTTACCTAGCAACAGAAAAGTGGCACAGTAAAATATTTTAATTAGGGTAAAAGAAAATGAAAATCGCAGCAATTGCAGCAGCCACAGCATTAACACTTGCAGCATGTGCAGGTACAGAAGCAGAAGCAGTAGAGCTAGGTGGCGGTCTATCAGTAGGCGCAGAACTAGACAACAAATATAACGTGGACGACGAAAAGTTCACAATGACTCTATCTCCAGAAGTTGGTTATTCAACATGGGGTGCAGATTTCACAGTAGGTACAGATCTTAATCTATACAACGGTGATGAGTTTGGCTTGAACGAAGACAAAGCACCTACAGTAGATTTTGGCGTAGAGTATGGCGTTGGCCTTTGGGGTCTAAGCTCAACAGCATATG